TGCGGACTTTCAGACGCAAAGAAAGATTTCTACTATGCAGACGGAACTAAACACTCTAGAGGCAAAGTTAAAGGTGCTGCAGGAGAATGGAAAGAACGCTCCCGCAAACACCGATATGTAATGGTATTTGATAAGAAACTCGAACTTTTATGGGGCAATGAGACTGGTGTTTTTGGTGCGGATTAGTTTTTTATCAATTTTTAGGGCATCGTGATCCTTGTATTCTCGGTGCGAATTGTCTTATCACTTACATACTGCGATGATCTGTCATAGGTCATCGCTTTTCTTGTATCATTAATAACCTGTTGAAGATATTCCGGCTTAAGAAGATAAATGCTTCTTTTTAGGGTATTTTTTCGAGTTTCATATTCATAATTACTCACACTCACAACAGGATTTATATTTGCCGTAACAATATAAATCTGACCGACCATAGATGTGTGTGATGTGCATTGATAATATAAAACACTCGGTGCATTATATTGAACATCCCAAATCAGTGTTCCGTTAGAGACTCCATTATTTACAATTCCATCACTATAAACAGTTCCATTTGTTCCGATACCGGTTTGTATTCTGAATGGATGAGCATTCATATTATTTGTGAATGTGTATCTCTCCCCTTTGATTAAATATAATGGTGGATTAGATTCATTACCGGTAAATCCAGGTCCTGTAAAAGTATAAGCATTAGACCCTTGAGAACCTAAAATCCACCCTGATGTATAAAATGCAGAACCGATTCCAATATTCCCATAGATATCTACATCTGGAATTCTAAAATTAGAATCTACAACCTTACCTGCAGGAAGAATTAAACGACCTTTTGAATCCTTAACTTCGATTGTTTCATAATGATGAATAGCATTTAAATCATTACCATATATTTCTTCGGCATATTGATAAATGTCATAATCTGAAAGAGGCCATTCATTTCTGATATTTACAATACCGGCACTCACCAATACAACCCAATCATATTGAGCACTTCCATAAACTTCTTCGGCAACAGTATCCGGTCTTGCTCCGTCCTGAATTTGATACTTATTAAATATCATAAAAACATTTTTTAAATCATCACGAAGTTTAACTCTACGAAATACATTCTTTACCAGTAAGTATTCATCAGAGCCTAAACTACTTGATAGGAACGATTGATATTCTAAATTTGGAAGCTCTCTGAAGTAAGACATTAGAATCCTGTTCCTGTGAGTGTTGACTTATTATTTCCGTTCCTATCAATATAATCCTCACGGTAGATCGGAGTGAGTTCCTGAAATGATAGTATCATCTGCATATGAACCGGTGTGGCATCAGAATATGTGGCATAAGTTCCAGAACCGGTATAGTTAACGGACATAGAATTTAGAGCACATATCTTGAACTGGTGTAGAAATGGATGAGATTTTCCACCACTCATATATTGAACTTTGAATACACTTGGTGATTTAAGAAATAATCCGGCAGCACCTCCGGTTTCTGCTCCTTTTTGTGCCGCAGATTCTTTTTTAAAAAATAAAATAATTTCTTTAATTACCTTAGACTCTGCTTCACTGCGAGGAACTAAATCAAATGAAAATGAAAACGACCGAGGTGGTGCTACTCCATTAAAAAGTAGTTCTGTATTTGAATTAAAAACACTACCAGTTTCTCTGGAAAGATTTTGAGTAAAGTTTCCATCTCCAAGTAGTGCTGCTGTTGCTTTTGTTGCAAAAAAAGTTTGAACCGCACTTTGACCACCTGCAGTTTGCGCTGCTGATTTCAAGTTGTTTAATAAATTTGTCGCAGCTGAAATCCCACCGTCAAATCCATTTGAAACTGCAGACTTTGTTACTCCCAGAATAGCAGTTTGTAGAGGATCCATATTACCGACACCCCAACTTGCGCCGGCAGTGCTTATAATAGACTGTGGCATTGGAAGTATTACTGTTCCTCTACCTGTTGCAGAACCATATCCACCTTCTGAAACAATATCATCAGAACTTTTTTGTGCAAAACTACCGGTATCTCCTAGATTTAATCCAGGAGGTTTATACTCAAAAGAGGTGATTTTCAAAAAATCATCAGATGCATTAATATTTTTAATTGGGTATCTATAATTTGGCACTGACGTTTATAGTTTTTAGTTATTTATCCTAATTCTTCCAAAAGGTAGTTTTCTCAGGTCACTAACCTCATTTTGATTAACAATATGAAGAGGGCCAATAACTTCTCCAGATGTATATTGACGCTGTTCTCCCCAATGAAAGTTAATGCCACTAAATCCCCAGGAATAAACACCTGTAACGGCAACTAAAGGATTAGCATCATATCTTAAACCAGGAGTCTTTGGTTTATAGACAAAGGTATAAAATTTACCTGCTTCAGGACTACTGGTGGTTTCTGTTAGAGCTTCAAGTATTTCCAACATCAAATCATCCGCATCTTCAGTTCCTATTAACTTCTTGACCAATGGTGCAATACGGCTCATTTTCTGTCAATTCCAAGTTCGTTTTCACTCAGGACTTTAAAGGACCATCCTCTGTCTTTACAGTATTCTCTTGCCGCTTCCCATTTTGATTGGTTCTTGGCATACTCATATGCTTCATAGATATATCCTTTTGTCTGTCTTTTTGGTTTTGGTGGTGGCATAGTTTGTTTATAAGGTTTAATCTCAATCATATATTTCTTGATTGACCCGTTAGGTTCTTTGACTTTTATAAGAAAGTCCGGAAAATATCGATGAACTTTATTATCTACAGGAGAACGATAAGGTAATGCTATTTCTTCTGAACCCCATTCAATAATATTTTCATTTAAGTCACAATAGACCATAAATTTACGTTCCCAAAGAGATCTGTAAATGATATTTGTTGGATCTCCCTTGTATTTTTTTGGATAGGAAGGTTGATATTTTCCCTTATATGACATTATACATAGTATATAAACTCATCTAAGTATTTAGAGTGCCTACTAAAAAAAGAATATCTGATTTCAAACCATTATTTACCAACCTCGCACAAACTTCACATTATGAAGTTAGATTTGGAGGTCTTGGATCTAGTGGTGGGGAACTAATTTCATATCTTAATAGTAAAGGGATTACTCAGAGATTCATTGTCGAAGACTGCGGACTACTTTGTTCATCGGCATCTCTTCCAACAACAAATTTGGCAACGGCAACTATTAGTGGAAATCATATGGGTACGACTGAGTATTTTGCTCATACAAGGCAATACTCTCCAATTACTCTAGAATTTTATGTAGATAAAAATTATAATGCTCTTAAATTTATGGAAAGTTGGATGGAGTTTATTGCGAGTGGATCTCATAATCCAATTGACAGTCGTCTTCCTTCGGTGAAACAAAATAGTGACGCTTATCTTTTTAGAATGCAGTATCCGGAATATTATAAATCAAATGAGACAAAAATTACCAAGTTTGATAAAGATTATAATCAGGAAATAGAATATACTTTTAGAGGTCTTTTTCCATCAGCAATTTCATCTCTGGCAGTTAGTTATTCTGCATCTAACATTCTTACTATGGCAGTAACATTTCAATATGATCGCTATATTGCCGGTAAGTCCAGTTCGCTTTCAAATTTGCTTGGAAACAATAATAACTTTGTTTCGAACATTGCAAATACAGCAAATTTCATTGAAAATATTTTTTAGATAATATGAATACCAATATCAATTTTGCCGAATAAATAAGTGTAGTTGAATATTTAATGTTTAAATAAAATGCCTTTACCTAAAATTTCTACACCAACATATGAGTTGGAAATACCTTCGTTAAAAAAAAATATTAAATACAGACCATTTTTAGTCAAAGAAGAAAAGGTCTTAATTATTGCGATGGAAAGTGAGGATCCAAAACAAATTGCAGAAGCGGTAAAAACCGTAATTTCAAATTGTATTCTTACTAAAGGAATTAAAGTCGAACAACTATCAACTTTCGATATTGAATATTTGTTTCTGAATGTTCGGGGAAAGTCTGTTGGTGAGTCTGTTGATGTTTTAATTACCTGCCCAGACGACGGAACCACACAAGTTCCGGTTTCAATTAATCTAGATGAAATTAAAGTAAATGTTGGTGAGGAACACTCAAAGGATATTAAACTTGATGATACTCTGACTCTTCGAATGAAATATCCATCGATGCAAGAGTTCATTAAGACTAATTTTAATAATACTCAATCTATTAGTATTGATGATACCTTTGAGATGATTTCTTCTTGTATCGATCAGATTTTTAGTGAAGAAGAATCCTGGATTGCTGCCGATTCGACTAAAAAAGAACTTGATGAATTTCTAGAACAACTGACCACAAATCAGTTTAAAGCAATTGAAAAGTTTTTTGAGACAATGCCTAAACTATCTCATATCATTAAGGTCAAAAATCCAAATACCGAAGTTGAAAGTGAGGTCGTATTGGAGGGTCTAACATCTTTTTTCGCCTAGGAATGGCTCATACTTCGTTGGAGTCATATTATAGAACTACTTTTCAGTTGATGCAGCATCATAAATACTCATTAACAGAATTAGAAAATATGATGCCCTGGGAAAGAGAGGTTTATATTACTCTTCTTTCACAATATGTTGAAGAGCAAAATCTAAAGAACCAACATCAACAGAATGGCTAGTCTATCATCTCCATTTGCACCTCCTGCTCTTCCTGCAGCACAAGCACAACCACAGGCAGGTTTGGTTAATATTGAGAGAAATTTAGAATCTCAGAAAGAACAAAATGTTAAGCAGACACAGGAAATTTCTGGACTTCGCACCACGATAGAATCTTTAAGAACAGAAGTCACAACATTGAATAATGGTATCGGGTCTGTTTCTAATTTAATACAGCAAGATACTGCCGTCGAAAAACAACAAGAACAACAAGAAGCAGAAAGAGAGAGAAGACTTGTTGAAACTAAAGTTCGAATGGGAAAAGAGTCTCAACTAGAAAGCAGTATTACAAGTGCTCTTGTGGGACCGGTTCAGGCTCTTGAACCAAAAATTAATAACATATTTGATAGAATTAAAACAGCTTTATTTACATTATTTACCGGTTGGTTAACGAATCAGGGAATTGAAGCACTTAGAGCAAGTGCAGAAGGAAATAAAACTGAATTAGAAAAAATTAGAGATAGAGTTCTTAATGCTTTTGGAGATGTTATAAAAGTCTTCGCAGCGATTAGAACCGGATTTAGTTTGATAATTGGAACTATTACCACACTTGCTGGAAGAATTGCTGGTTTTGTAACCAAACTTGCTCTGGCACCCATAAAAGTTTTAACAAATACTCTTAGAGGTGCTCCTCTTCTACAAAATGTGTTTGGTGAAACAAAACCTAAACCTAAACCAACAGGACCAGGACTCATTGGAGGATTATTCAGTAGTGTTGAAGCATTTATGAATTTTAGAAATGGGGAAAATGTAGATGCAATTATGAACGCTGCGTTGTTACTTCCGACACCTCCTATTGTTAAAGGACTTTTAATTGCGGGTGTAACAGTAGATAATATAGCAGAAGTATTTGGTGGTAATCTTTTTGGGTTTAAAAATCCAAATCACGAAAGAAAGGGAAAAGAAATTGCGGAAGAAGCAAAAAAACAAAAAAAATCTTCAACATCAACAACATCAACATCAACAACATCGACAACATCGACAACATCAACATCAACCGCACAAACTCCGTTAATGGGAGATAAAAAAGATGAAAAATCTGAAACTGATCCAAAAAATATGACTCCTGGTCCAGTACCCGGAAGTCCAAATATTCAACCTACTTCTGCTGGTGGTGCTGCTCCTGCTGGTGGTGCTACTCCTGCTGGTGGTGCTGCTCCTGCTGGTGGTGGAGATCCCGCAGGTGGTGCTGCTCCTCCTACTAGTGGTGGTGTTAGTAGTCCAATGACATCTATGGCACCACAGGCATCAGAACTTTCATTAAATAATCCTCCGGGAGCACTAGTTCCCGGACAAAGACCTGATAAAGCTCTGACTAGCGAACAATTTAAGGCAGCAACACAAGCAAGAGCACAGGGTAAAGCAGATGGATTGTCTGGAAAAGAATTGGAGATATATGTTGCAAATGCTGCTATGAATGCTGGAACACCGAGCACCGCAAATATAAGTTCTCCAGCGCAGACTCCAAATGTTGGGGCACTTCCAGAACCGACTCCAAATGTTATTATGGCAGGAGAGCAGGGTGGTTCTCAACAATCACCAACTCCACAGGCACCACCAGTAGGAAGCGATACTCCTATAATTAATTCTTCCAATCCTGATAATTTTTATGTCCTTTATTCTCAATTAAATTATAATGTGGTGATATAATATGGCAATCTCATCACCACTTACTCCAAAAACTTCGGAAAGAACTATAAAAAACCTTCAGGGTATCATACTCAATAAAACACGAGTTAGTAGAGAAACTTTTCGAAATAAAACAATCTTACAGGATCGTAGAATTGAAAATGACAGGAGAGCTCTTCAAGAAGACGCACTTGAGGCACCTGATATTGTGAGAAGACCACGTGGTGCCGCACAATTAATTGCCGGTAGTACCAAGGGATTTTTTGAGAGATTACTCGGATTTCTTGGTTACTTAACTGCCGGATGGCTTCTTAGTAATTTACCCACCTGGATTGCAATGGGTAAGGAGTTTATTGCCAGAACTGAAAAAATGGGCAATTTAATTGGAGGTTTTCTTTTAAATACCACAAAAATATTCAATAATATTACGAGTCTTTTGGGTGCGACTTTAACTAATATAGTGACATTCGATTTTCTTGATACTTCGGAAAGAGTTGGCACTGCTTTCGAGGAACTTCAATTAAGTGTGGATAATTGGGGAACTGGATTTGAAGAAGCTCTTAACTTAATAACATCTCCATTAACCGAAGGTGTTGCTTCTGGTGAGAATGCTCCTCCACCAGGAACTCAATATACCGATGAGGGTGCCTATGAAACACCACCATCTTCTGGTGGCACTCCGGCACCGCAAGTAATGTTAGAGGGTGGAATATCAGGCACCACCGCTTTATTGCCAGCTAGTGCAAAGGGTGCTGATCAATATATTGGAGCCACGGATCGTTTTGGATATTCCAGTTGGAGAGGAAGGCATCATAATGGTATTGATATTGGAACAACCAAACAAAAAGGATATTACGTCGCATTTTTACTTGATGGAACGGCAACTCTTGGCAACCAACCAAAAGGTGCTGGGTTATTTGTTGAAATAAAAAGTGGTGGAACGACATATAAATTTTTTCACCTTGCTAGATTTTCTATTGCATCTGGTCCGTATAAAGCTGGAACTGCAATTGGTGAAATTGGAACTACTGGATCTAGTACTGGTATACATTTACATTATGAAGTTCATCCACCAGGATCTAAGGGAGTAGATCCAACACCATATTTAAATCTTATTAAAATTGGAAAAAAACTAGGCAAACCAACTCCTGCTCCGGCTTCGATTGCTTCTTCATCAACTAGTCAACCTCAACAAAACTTAATGGGAACTTCTTCTTCGGGAATAAAATTGGGAGGAGGATCAAATGCGGAAAAAGTATATAAGCATTTAATTGGATCTGGATTTACTTCTCAGGCATCTGCCGGTGTAATTGGAAACTTAATGCAGGAAAGTGGTGGGGGGACATTTAATATCAATCCACAAAGTCATCAAAAGGATGGACCAGGAAGAGGTATTTTACAATGGGGAACTGGAAAAGGTAGTGGAGAAAGATGGGACACATTGTCTGCCTGGGCCAAAAAATCAGGTAAAGATCCATGGACTCTTGAAACACAAGTTGAATGGATGATGAAAGAAATGAAAGATAGAGGAACTCTTAATCGTCTTAAAGGAATTAAAGATACACGTAAAGCAACTCTTTTATTTGAAAACGAAATGGCAGCTGCTGGAAAACCTATGATGGAAAATCGTTATCGTTATGCTGATAAAGCTCTTGCAACATTTGGTGGAAAATCTGCGACGGATATTTCCACCCCATCATCCCCATCCATAGCATCAGCACAAACATCAACCCCAACACCGGCACAAATCACACCAACCGGAACTCCTCAAAATCCACAAATGAGTCAGTCATCACAGGCTCTAACACCAGAGAGAACCGGACCAACGGTGATCGTTGCTCAAAATCCTTCGTCTATGGGACAACGAATGATGTCTTATGGTGGTGGAGGTTCTTCTGGTGGAGGATCACCACAAATAAGTGAATTTGCTATGTTAAATAATTTTATAAAAAATAAACTTCTACTCGATCTTGCTTACCTGTAATGTCAATTAACAAGTCTCTATACGAAGAACTGGTTCTGGAATCAAACGATCAAAAAAGGACGATTGACATTAAAAATGGTGTCATCGCATTCGAATATTTCGAGGACATTTTTTCTCCAACAATTACCGGTAGAATTAAAGTAGTCAATACAGGAAATACAATCGAATCTTTTAAGGACCCAGACGGAGAAAAGCAATCGATTTATAATGGACTTCCTCTTCGTGGTGGTGAAAGACTTTCAATTAAACTTGCCGGAAATGTTCCGGGAAGAGAATCACTAAATTTCTCAAAAGACCCCAAAGATTATTTTTATGTTTCGAGTATTACTGATGTAATTTCAGAGGCACAAAATGAAAGTTTCACTTTGAATCTAGTTTCACGAGAGGCAATTACAAACGAAACTTCAAGAGTAGCAAAAAAATATTCAACATCATTAAAGATTAATGAGACGGTTCGCAAAATTTTAACCGATGTTCTAAAAACTGATAGAATCGGAACAATTGATGAGACTTCAAACAAGTATGGTTTTGTTGGTAATTTAAGAAAACCATTCACCATATTAATTTGGTTAGCATCTAAAAGTGTTCCGGTGGTTTCCGGAGATGCGACTGCAGGATTTGTATTTTATCAAACTCGTGATGGATTTCAGTTTCGTGCGATTGATAATCTAATTGCTCAAAAACCAAAGGCAACATATGTTTATAATCCAACAACCGTATCTTATGATGATAATAATAAAAAGGTTGATAATGAGTTTAAAATTTTAAATTATAGCACCGAAAAAAATCAAAATTTAATTGAGAAACTTCGTCTTGGAACCTATTCGAGTTCTAGAATTTTTTATGACCCTCTTAAATTTACATTCACCGAATCAATATTTCAACTTAAAGATTATGACAATAAATCTGAAAATCTTGGTGGAACCGATTTAAAACTTCCTAAAATATCAGAGGGTTCTGATCAATCTCTTGGAGATGTTCCTTCTAGAATTATCACTGCTGTTCTGGATATTGGAACAATCGAAGCAGAAGTATCAAAGGATGAAAATGCTGACCCCTCTTTATATCAATCACAATCTTTAATGAGATATAATATTCTTTTTAGTCAGATTTTAAATGTAATGGTTCCTGGAAATATAGATTTAAGAGCGGGTGATGTGATTGAGTGTTTATTTCCCACTAATTCACTAACAGACAAAAAAGAACACGACCCAGAAACAAGTGGTCTATATATGATTAAGGAACTTTGCCATCATTTTAATACGGAAAATTCCTATACATCATTAAAATTAATAAGAGATACATTCGGAGTCAACAATAAAGAAAAGAAATGATAGACGAATCACTACTTAAAAGTAATTTTGTAGGAAGAGACGGATTCCGTTGGTGGATTGGTCAGGTTGCCCCCGAGGATGCACAGGGTGGGCAGATAAATGGTGAGGGATGGGGAAATAGAAGAAAAGTTAGGATTATGGGGTATCATCCTCACGATATCACCGAACTTCCCGATAAAGACCTTCCGTGGGCACAGTGTATGTTGCCCACAACAACAGGAACTGGTGCCGGAAATAATGGAACTAATGTCAAAATATTGGGAGGAGATACCGTATTCGGTTTCTTTATGGACGGTGATAATGCTCAACTTCCGGTTATTATTGGTGCATTCGGTAAGACCGCAGAAGGTGCCGTAAGCAATCAATTTAGTTTTCCATTTAAACCGTTTACGGGATATACAAGTAAGATTAAGAATGATGGATCTAATTTAAAACGCGATCAAACGAACGAGGGAACCAAGGAGACTCAAAAATCACCATATCATCTTCCAACTAAAACCACAAATGAAAAATCGAGTGGTGAAGAGATTTCATATTTCAGTGGTATTGGGGATAAGGTACAGTTTGCATCTACAAAAGCTAATACATTTGTTGATAAAATCTCGACAGAACTTGAAAATGCAGTCAAGTTTGTTGAGACATTAAAATCTTATAAAGATTTATCAAAAGAATATATTGATGAACAAATTGAAAAATTATGTAAAGAAATTTCTAAAAAAATACAAGGTATTTCTACCGGTATTGTTGGTGGAGTCTTGAATGATACTTATAAGAAAATGATTCCATCATTAAATGAAGGTGTCGAAAAGGTATATGATGATGTAAGTAGTAAAATTGAGGCAGCAACTAAAAGTATTTCACAGGGACATCTTGCCGGTGCCAAAGCTCAGGCAGAAACAATTCCACAATTAAAAAAACTTCAAGACGAAATCCCTAAATTAGGAAAATGTATTGTAAAGGATTTATTCAATATTATTGATGAAATGCTTTGTGCATTATTAAAAAATATTGCCAATCTAGTCTCCTGTGTGATAGATCAATTTCTTGGTGGACTATTAAATGCAATTATAGGTGCGATTGAGTTGGGACTCAATCTTGCGATGGGAGCACTTGGCATTGCTAAATTATTACAGGGATTTGATTTAGGATCAATTATCAGAGGGAGTTCCAAAGGTATTTCCGGAGTCTCATTTATTGCAGAGTGTGGTAAATGCCCATCTCCCTCAGATCCTGGTGTTGAAAGGTGGATGATTGGAAGTGGTGTGATTAGTTCGCCTGATACTAAGTTAAGCAAAATTTTAGAAGTTGCCAATACTGCCAAAGGAATTGTTGATGGAGTTACAGATGCCATAGATGCGGTAGAAGGCGCTATTACTGGCGTTACAGGAGCACTTGATATTTTTAACAGTTCTATTGGTGATTCTGGAACTCAAAGTGCTCTCGGAGCTTGTTATGCAGGGCCGCCAAGGTCTTGCAATCCACCTGAACTTAAAGTATTTGGCGGTGGCGGGTTTGGAGCGGAGGTAATTCCTATTTTTGGTTCAATTGTTAATGGAAATGTTGGAAGTTTAATTGGTGCTGTAATTACAAATGCGGGGTCTGGTTATATTTCTGCTCCATTTGTGGAGGTGACCGATAATTGTAATCAAGGATATGGAGGAATTGTTCAAACAACAATTAATGCGGAAGGTCAAGTTGCTAGTGTCGTGGTGATTTCCGATGGTGAAAATTACCCAGTTGGAACTCAAGACCCAGATGTATTCACAATTGTAAGTGTTCTGATTGAAAATCCAGGAGTAGAATATGAACCAGATGATATTGTAATTGATAATCTTGGAAATGAATATAGTGTGATTATTAATAATGGTTCTATCGTTAAGGTTGACCCCGTAAATGTTAAGAATATTGAGAAGTTGCCTGTTCTTGAAGTTGTTGGTAAGAAAAATTCCATAGGAATATATGAAGTTACTCAAGGAAGAGGAGCAATATTAAGACCAATCTTTGGTATCAAACCAGAGTTCCAGGGAGAAGTTCAACAAATTATTGATTGTGTTTATCCTAGACGTTCAGAAACACCTCTAACAACACCAACTTCTACATCAACTCCTATACCAATCACTGCATTAATTTCAACATCAACAACCACCACACCAACTTTAACAACCACCACACCAACTTTAACATCATCGGGTGGAGGTGGATCTTCTTCCCCAGCATCTTTCCCAGTACCAACACCTGTACCATCAACACCAACACCAATATCATCACCATCACCAACTCCTACACCAACTCCTACACCAACTCCTACACCAACTCCTACACCAACTCCTACACCAACTCCTACACCAACTCCACCACCATCTCCATCACCATCTCCACCGCCATCTCCACCGCCATCTCCACCGCCATCTCCACCATCGGGAGGAGGATATGGTTACTAAAAAATCAATTACCGTCACATAGAATAAATACTATGATTGGAAAAAGAACAAATTATCGATTGCATTAAAATATAATGGCACCAAGAGAAGAAGACTGGCAAAGTAGAAATTTTGTAACACTCGGACCCAATTTTAGATTAGATATTCGAAATCCTCAATTGGGGTTAAATGGTGCGGATGTTTATACACAATATGGATACACTGATAATAAGGATGTCAATGTTACCGGATTGACGCAGGGAGGAATATATAAAATCTATAATGACAAGTCAATTGAAATCGTTGCCGGACAAAAATCTCCTGGTGGTGGTGTTGATATTACAATTTTAAGTAAGGCAGGTGATATTACAATTACAGCAGAGAAGAATGGAACTATTAGAATTAGAGGTAAAAATATTACGATTGATGCCGATGAAACCATTACACTAAATGCCGGTAAAGATATTAATATGAGGTCCGGTGGAAAAAATGTTGTTCAGGCCCAACAAGTTGATGTAAAGGGGCAAACAGGAAATGCTTTGCCACAAGGAACTTCTATGGGAGAAAGTGCCTATGGAGCAAACCCAAAGGCAGGAACCGATGTCGTTCAAGACTATTTCTCTGGTGGTCCAACTGTTAAATACTCTTGTAATCCTCCAGAGGGACCAGTGGTGACAGCAACAGAAACACAAGAGTCTGATGATGATTTATTAAGTGAGGAAAATACAAAATTAACTGGTAATGAAACTGCTGGTTCATTTGAGACTGGTGGAGCAGCAAGTGGTGGAACCCTCGCAGAATAAAAATGACAAACCCAAGAGAAGTATTTTACGGAAATCAATGTAACTTTAATCAACCACCTACATTTTGGAATGGGATGAAAGTTTTCAATACTTCAAATCTTCATGGTCACTTAAATGTGGTTAAGCATCCCAAAGAACCCTTTATACCAAATATCACAACTGATGGTAATTTGAAGGTTAACTTGAACGCAACAATTAATAAAAAACTAACTGTTAATAGTGATACTCATCTTAATAAAAAATTACTTCTTGCAAATTGTGGAAATGTTGCTAAAAGAATTGATAGAGCAGATAGACTACCAAGTTCTGATAAGAAACTTAAAACCAATATAACTCCAATTGAAAATGCACTAGATAAAGTATTGTCATTGGAGGGTGTTGAATTTGATTTTATTAAGGGTGCCAAAACCGGATATCTTGGAGTTCATCAAGTTGGTCTCATTGCTCAGGATGTAAAAAAAGTAATTCCAGAAGTTGTGGGAAAAAATACCGATGGAAATCTTGGACTTTCTTATCAGCATTTGGTTCCACTATTGATTGAAGCAATAAAAGAACAACAAAAAGAAATTGAAGAACTAAAAAAAATTATAAAGGAAAAGTAAATGGCAACTCAACCACAAAAAGATGATTTAAAGATACTTTTTAATGGAACAATTGATAGTAATTTGGATGGTATTGTAGATAGTGAAGCTAAAATTAAAGAAATTCAACCAATTATAGATAAGTTTGATCCTGCCTGTAAAGGTCTTGACAAAGAGATTGTAACTATCACGGCAAGTATTAATGCTCTTAAGGCTGAAATTGTAACACTACATTTAACTGCACATAATGTTGGATGTGGAACAACAGTTGGAGTCACGACAGTTTTTTCTGATACAATAGTGGATAGCTCCTATAAGTTGAGTAGTTCTACATATGATTCTGATGATCCTTATGACATAACTAATACAACTCTTACAACATCCAATGTAGGGTTCGGGACTTTTGTAATATATACAAAAAATAACAGTTCAAGCACCGGTCTTGGTTCTGCTTTTGCAAGTATTGGTTCTTGTTATGGAGTTAATTGTATACCCCAAACCTGCACCACTGCCTTAACTAATATTACAGCAAAACAAAATCAAATTATCTCATTACAATCACAACTGGATAATTTAGTGTCCGCATCAAATTCTATGAGAACCGAAAGAATCGATTATCAAGTTATAAGGTGGGCAGAAAAAAGTTCTATTCGTAGCGCAAAAGAAGAAAATGAACGAATAAAAAAAGCAATTGGTGTTTTGGAAGATGCAAAATACGACCCTTATATTTAAAAAAAAGTATAAATAGTTAAAATGATATCTATGAATGGCAAATAAATATCCATTAATTTTTAATTCAGATCTTGGATTAATACAGGAAGTTACTTCGAAGGATGTCATCACTCCTGATAATATTAAGACCACCAATCTAGTAGTGACCGGCACTATTGCTGTGCCCGGCGGAGGATCATTAGATGCGCTGAGAATTAAAAGTTTTGGTATTAGTAATGATCCAACTGTGTATACCGGAACGGGTTCAATTGTAGAAAATAAATTAGTAGTTAGTGGAATATCCACATCAAGATTTTTAATTAATCAAAAAGTCAAAATACTTGGTATTACAAGTTCAACTGATTCTGCAGTAATTCCAGCCACAGACAGTGCTTGTAGCTTTGATAGAGTCGGTAATATGACATCCGGCACCACTTATCGTTATTGGGTTGCTCAATACCATTATCGTAATGGTAAGATCGGAACATCAACTCAGGCAATTCCAACAGCCGGACTTGCCGTAACTGCAATTGGAGATTTTAATGATGTAAATCATATTGCTTTAACTCTTCAAAGAACAAGTGTAGATCACGGTCTTTTAATCTACCGCAGCGAAGATTCAGCCTCAACGGATAATGCCAAATTAGTTGCTATTCTTGGGCCAAAAGAACTGGGAGTAATAGCGACTTCTGGTATTAACTGGAAAGATTATGGTCCCTATGAAAAAACCAAGTGGTCTCCAAAAACTGCCAAGAATGAATTTGATGATACAAGTCAAATACATTTTCCGAATACAGCAACTTTAACCACATCCGCAAGAAAAGGTTGGGCAATAGATACTATTACTGCCGTAGGATCTAATTCTATTACCGTTAGTGGCAATTATACTCTTAATAGCAATAATTCTGTAAAAGTAATACACGATAATACTTTTGGATTTAAACAGGCAATAGGTGCTGCCGTATCTGAAGGTATTTCATCACTTATTCTTCCTAGTGGAACTTATTATACAGAATCAATTGTTATTCCGAATGGATTTGCTTTAAAGGGAGAAGGAAAAAATACAATCATTAAAAAGCAATTTTTTGCAGACGACACAACAGATGGAGGAGGAAACACTCTTACATTTGATGGAAACCTAATAGGAATTGCAGCCGGAGTTGGTACACTGACCGATATCACTCTTCAAAGTTTAACAATAGATGGTAATAATGCGAATAATATTCTTTTCCTTGATGACGATGATAATTATCTTGTAAATTTGGTAAATACTAAATCTTCATTAATTTCCGATGTTGAAATTCGCAATTCTCCTGCATCTGGTTTGTACACTGTTAATTCCGATAGATTAGCCATTCAAAATTCTCAGATTGTAGACGGCTCCTTAACCGACAGATATCCTTTTTCTCCGGTAAATGCTCAGAACTCAGAAGTTCTTCGAATTAATAATTCATTGTTTCAAAACTATCCAGGAGCTTTGGATTTATCTGTGACTTCAATTTCTGCTGTAAATGGTAATGTTGTTCGTAACTGTGGAACAGGAATTAGATTATTTAGTTCTGGCAAATTTACCACAAGTGGAAATATTATTTTGGGACCAGCAGACGAATTTATTCCTACAAATGATCTTTTTGATAGTGATTTTAATTCAGTAAATCTTGGTATTAATACCACCGTTGATTTTACTGGTCCTGTTATGCTTTATAATGAAAATGGTTTACCAAAGAATCTTGATAGTTCTTTGGTTGCAATCACCGCAGGAATTGGAACAATTATAAATCTTGGTTTAAGTAATGAATCACTTGGAACAAGGTTTATGAACTTCAATATTCCTACTCCAAACACCGGAACTTTTGGAAGATCGAATGGTTATATTCAATTAAAACTCAATCTCGCACAAACAAGTACTTTGGCAATTGGAAACACATTGGGATATGATGTGAGGGGAACAGAATATTTGGATGTACCTGTTGGATTCACAACATTTGTTGGAATTGGAACGGGAGCCTGGAACATTATCGGTGCCGGTGCCACAATGTATACCGTAACCTTAGCTACCTCAAATCAATTTAGTGCGTTTGCAGTCGGAGACATTGTGAAACTTGCAAATCATTCGGTGACTCCTGATCTTGGATTCCAAGATCTCACTGTTGCGGAAAAATTAGATGTGAATGCCGCAACTAAACAATTAAGATTAACCGGGTTTACCACAGACTCACAAACAAACGGCACGGCGACTGGATATATAACTGTAAGAAATACATTTCTCATTGCAAAAGGAAGAATCGGAGTCACCTAAATGCCAGACAATACTAATGTTAATAATAATGCATCTGTTGTAGTTATAGGTAGAACAGCTCCTGTCCCAGCAGGACAACAAAAATCAGAAAAATCTGTTCCTGTTGTTATCGCAAATGATCAGTCTCCAATTCCCGTTGAAGAGCAGAATAAAATTCAATCAGAAGTTGCATTATCCCTCCTTGGAATACCTAGATCCGAAGTTGCTCTTGGAATTTTTGCCGACGTAAATACTTATGATGTAAATCCAACGGAGTGGTCATCATTCCCGGAGCAATTTTCCAAAGTATCTAACGCCGGAGTATATGCCGGTATTGGACAGACGATGGGATGGGGATTATCTCACGTTCCAGAAGAATCTGGAGCGATGATTGAGGCACCACCAGATAGATATTCTGTATTAACATCTAAAAGATTTTTTAGATATCAACCTGGCCGTGTTTCTGCCGCAACATTTGGTGTTAAGACAACTAAACTAAAACCTGACGTAACTGGAGCGACTGTTCAAAACCCGTGTATTCGTAAATATGGTATTTTCGATAACTTTGATGGTTATTATTGGGAAACAAGAAATAATGGAGCCGGCGATAATTTTTGTGTAGTAAGAAGAACTCAAGCCAATACTTTTGAAAATCCGATAGAATTCAATACACCTGGTAATAGAGAAGACTATGCCAGAACAAATCCACAAGATCCATTTGGAATAAGAGGGTCAGAATCTCAAGATGATGCAACTGCTCAGAATAATCCCCCTGCAAAACCAAAGAAATTTGGAGATCTTGTTATTTTAAGAGATAATCTTTTGATGACTCATGCAGCAGTTTATGATCCATCTTTATTACAACCAGAATATAAAGTTGGAATTGCATCAGTCAGCGGTGGAAATACCTTACAGATTCCAGGAATTTCGAAGAGTATATCTGATGCAACCTATAATATAGACACTGGAATAATGGTGATCACAACATCTACCGCTCACGGGTTTGGTGTTGGTAAATTTATCACTCTATCCGGAATAGGAATGACTTGCTATTTGGATCCCTCTGTTCCAAAAATATATCCAAACAGAGCTAGTGGATATAATGTTATACAGGTAGATTCGCCAACTGTATTTAGAGTTAATGTTGGAGTCTCGACTGTTCCAACTTTTTATGTTTCGGGAGGAACTGCCGTTGGACTAACAACTGGGCAATATGTTTCATATTCTAAAGGAACTAATGTTGGAGTCATTACTGGTCTCACAGATACCTCAATTTATAGAGTTGCCGGTGTCACCACAACTGGAAATGTAACTTTAAAGCCTTTGAACAGTGATGCTGTTATTACTGGACTTTCAAATGGAACTTATACCAATCATGAAATAATTACTCCGGTTCCTTTTGTGCAACCATTATCTGGTCAGATTTCTGAAAAAAATAGATATACTTCAATAGTTCCAAGTGGAACAACCAGCACAAATCCAAATGCTGCCGGAACCGGAATGTTCCCCTATCTTTATACTGATACTGATGGTATTACTAAGGAAGGTTACATTGACACGACATTATCATCTGAAAATTCCGCAACACTTAAAACTCAAATAGATGCCATTAATAGTTATTATGATAAGTGGGTGAATCAAAATGTTGCACAAGAATATTTGAATGTTTATGAATACAGAGTGCCTAGATCCAGATTTAGTGGAGATAGGCTAGACAATCTTACTGATGATTTAGTTTATAGTGATGCCGTTGCTAATAATCGAGCTGGGCAGAATGTAATCGATGCAGATACTGGTGAGATAATACAAGACACTAGTATCTGGAATTTGTCTTTTGATAAAGTTACAATGTATAAAATTGAATTCTCCTGGTATGGTGCTGTTGGAGGACTCTTTTTAGCATATGTTCCTGTAAGTAATGGTGAAGCAAGATGGGTCAGAGTTCATCACCTCAGAGCATCAAACCAACTTAAAGTTTCTTCTTTGGGTAATGCGACTCTGCCAATTACTTATTTGGTTTATGGTGGTGGTAATAAAGATAGAAATGGATATCTGGACGCTAATAGACCTGAAGCAAGTTTTTCTTATGGGACTCCTTCAGAACATATTATTAAGTATGGTGCCTCATATTATATTGATGGTGGAGACCGAGGAACCGTAAAGTTATTCAGCACCGCAACACCAACAGCTGTTGATGTTTATGGTTCTAAGAGATCATTTACTGTTGGTGCAGCATCAACACAAGTTTCACTCACCAATGCCGGAGTTTCTACTGATCCATTCATTACTGCCGGAGAAAACGCAGGACTATCCAGTTCATATTATGTGGGGGCTAAAATTATAACGAACAATCCTTTGGATCAGGGCATTGAAGTTGTTTATGTAAATCCCATAACCAATAAATTGCATCTAAATTCTCCATTAAACTTATCGATTCTGCCAGCAAGTATCACAATTATCCCAGATCGAAAGACTCCACTAATTGGTCTTAAATGTAAAGATTTTATTCAAAGTAGCACAGGAAGAAATGTAAGAAACAGAACACAAGTTTATCCAACAAGACTTTCAACCGGTTCAACTGGTGTAATTAAAGTCGACTTATTGAAGACTCCTATATTCCAAACAACATCAACAGTTACTGGTATCACAACAATTTCTGCTGATGTTAATATTGGTAAGAGTGGATCACCAACCATTGTAACTCTCACAAATACAGGTTATCTCTCAACTAGCACTGGAACCTATGGTTATTTTAGAGGGTATTTCCAAAACGATCCCTCACAAAGAAAAATTTCTGTATTAGGATACTTGGAAAATCGAGTAACAAATGGGTATCACTTTAATGCTCTTAATTCTACATCAGATAGTATTATACTAACAACAACAGATCCATTTTTAAGAGAGGAAAATCACAATCCAGTGGGAAATATTGTTTCTCCCACAACATCAGAATCCACTCTTGCCCAGTTGTCATCCGTTAAAGTGAGTCCACAAATAAGAAGTCCAATTCCAAAAACAGGAACCGTTGTTTCTTCACTGTTTATTCCTGCATCAGGAGAAGAATATGATTTATCTCCATACTTTGATTATAATAAAGAATATCTATCATTCCCTCTAACGAATGTTATCGAGAGTTTATATTTGTGTGGGTCTTCTCAAATAGATTATAATTCATCTGCAGCTGCAGCTAGCGTTTCGGCAAGTTTAACTTGGGAGGAGCAGTAATTTATGTCTCTTGAAAAAGATGTAAAAATTGGTGATGATAAACGTCCGATCAGCACAACAATTTCTCAAGAAAAACTTTATAATATAGCAAATGGTGAAGTTTTAACCGATGAATTTGGTAATGAAATTGTAACAGAAGTTGAAACTTATGTTTTGTCCGGAGTAACGATGGATAAATCGACTTCGGTTGTTTTCAATACGAAATCTCAAGGTTCGGTAAATTTTAATAAAATCTCAATAGCTTCTACAATTGCAACATATTCTTCTGGTAATACTAATAATATTGGAATTACAACGACAAATCCAAATATTAATGTAGGAGATTTTATTTCGGGAACATCTATTCCTGATGGAACAAGAATTTCGAGAGTTGGAATTGGAAGTATTTTTATTTCAAATAATACAACCAATACAACATCTCTGTCAGAACTCGTACTGATAGAAAGAAAGAATTTTTTTAAAACAAAATCAAAACCAACCATTAAGGTTGAAGAACAGTTTAAAGAGTCAAGTGAAGTTAGTACGACCTTACTTGGTGTAAATCGTGCCGAAACGCAACTTAGTCTATTTTCAAATGTATCCTCATACGGATTAGATCCCGATGAATTTGAATTTTATTCTTTTAATGATGGAATAAGTTTCGGTTCTTGGGAAACAAGAAGAAATGCCATTTATGGATATAGATATCAGGCAAAACAAACTGAAGAAACGCAGGAATCGGGAATTAGACTTACAGCATTTCCAACTCCATACTCATTTCCATTCGGTCCAAAATTTCAAAAATTAGGGGTATATAATTCACTTTTATTTAAACGATATATCAATTTTATTGAACTAGGAAATAAGTTACATGATTATTTTAATACTGGGACAGGAGGAAGCGGATATCCGTCTTCTTGGAAACAGAATTTTTTGCCAAAAGAATTTGCAGAAGTAACCGGTAATGATGTAAAGTATAGTGTCGATATTGAAAGTGCATTTGCAAGAATCGATACCTGGACTGATACTTGGAGAAATATTAAAGACGGAAGTTTAATAGATCCAGTAACTAATCAAAGTTTTAATTTTGAAAAAGTAAATCAAATAACCTTACCTTCTGTATATGGTTCTGATACCACTAGACCTGGTTATTCAGACAAAAATAAAAGATATGCTTATCTACAGTCAAGAAGAGTATTCAGATATCAACCAGGTCGAATTAGTGGATTTACATTTGGATTAAGATCTTCCGTAGAAGCAGTCACCGGTATTACTTTGGAGTGGGGAATATCTAATCCAACGGATGAATATGTTTTTAAAATCGACGCAGGTCAATTTTCAATTGTTCGTAGAAGCACAGTTCCTCTTGAAACAGAGGTTTTAACGAGAAATGGTTTAACTATAACAGATCAAAAATATATACCGAGCGGAAATCCTTTTGATTCTAAATCATATTATACTATTACTATTCCAAGAGACAAATTTAATGGAGATCCTTTAAATGAAAAGGGTCCTTCTAACTGGGGTATTAAACCAGAAAAAGTAACCATGTACAAAATTGAATTTGGTTGGTATGGTGCAATTGGTGCCAGATTCTATGTTTATGTACCAACTGGTAATGGAGATGCCAGATGGGTTGTTGCCCATACTCTGATAATTGAAAATTCATTAACCGCCCCTTGTCTTCGTGACTCTTATTTTAGATTTAAATACTCACTTAACATCGAAGATACCGGAGATGTAAAAACTCCACAATACTTGTATAAGTACGGTGCATCATATTATATTGATGGTGGAGACGAAGGGACATCTGAAATATATTCTGTAAGTTCTGGTATTTCCTCTACTTTTAAAACTACAGAAAAAACTCTTTTGGGTATTACTCCTAAACAATCTATATTAAATCGTGATGGAATTCCAGTAGAAAATAAAAAATTAATTATTCCAACAAACTTAAATATATCAACAGATTCTTTAACAGAAGTAAAAACGGTAAGTTGTTCTGCCTGTCCTGGATTTGGGCACGTTTATACTCCCGGAATTGGGACAACCGAGAGTGGTAGAAATGTGAATATTACATTTACAAGTGGAGATACAATTTCCGCAAATCCGGGAAGTTATTTTTATAAAAGCGATATTGGTGCAAAACTAATTGCACCATCAATTTATAATGCATATATTGCATCTGTGGATAATCAGGTTGGTAGTGGAATTTCTTTTCAAACAGCTAAGATAGAAGGATTTCAAGGATACAGTAGTTTTATTCTGGGACCCAGAGACCTTTCTGGAACCGAGAGATTAGATAGAGTCGCAGGAATTGTGACTACAGTAAATACGACCGGTAATGTTTCATATCCATATCCGGTTAGATTAAGTAATTATAATGCCGTTGCCGCATCAGATTTTAATTTCACTGGATCAAAAATTGAAATAGAGTTTGTAAATCCTAATAAGGGGGATAGTTATGCCCACTTTGCAGATTTTCTTATTGGTGTCACAGATAAAAAACCAAATGTATCAGAGTCTGGCGAATTGAATGGATTTTTTATTGGTGCGGCATCAACTACGATTTTACCTAACAGTGATATATTATTTGGAAAACACACTCACAGTTATGCATATTTTAATGAAAGTGGAGTCGAGCTTGGTGAGGGCTGGGCCCCGCTGCAACCACCATTAAGAATGGGTATTGATTATCGAATTCCTGGACTTGCAGATCCTGCAGGCGGAACTTGCTCAAAAGTCACTATCACGGTTGATAACCCTATTTCAGTTTCAAATGCTAAAGAATATTTGGGAAATCCAAAAACTAACCCACCATTTCCTGACGGATTTTATTATATTCAAATACCGGGCTCTTTTCCCTCATTAACATATACGGGTGGTCAGATTGTCTTACTTAATCCCTCTAGTAACACCCCTAATACTCCTATTTTTACTAATTTAACATATATTGGTGAACCTGTGGGACCATACCTTATTTCTGGGGTTTTATATTCTCATATTAGAATATCCCAAACAACGGGTCTAACTAATTTTAGTTTATTATTAAGACCAGTTAAATTAACAGGAACGGGTAACGTTAATACCTCAAAATTATATAATTATAATCCGTTTCCACTTTATTTGGTTGCTAAATTACAGGATAATTCTCAAATTAATAATATAACCGTTAAGGAAACAGTAGGAAACTTTCAAAGAACTATAACTCCAAAATGGTATGTAAATAGTAGTGCAACACTTGAACTTTATGGTGGCAAAACAGATAATTTTGGAACACCTCCCACAAACTTTTTAGAAATTGATAGACTGTCATCGGCATTAATCGATACTCAAAATAATTCCCAATTAAGACCATCACAAACCAGAGATGTTCTTTATATTGGTCAAAATACTACAAAGACAATAAATATGAGTAAGATATTTGGTCAGGACAGGAGAGTAATTACTCCGGATAATAATAATATTGAGGCAACATTTATGGTTGCCAAAAAACTTGATGGGGCTCCAGGAGATACCGGAACCATACAAACTAGTTTGAACTTTAAAGAGCAATAAAATGGCATTAAGAAATCCAAAAATATTTGGCCTTGACGTAACAAAGAATTTAGCAGATGTTAAAGATAAAGAGACTGCTTTACAGTTCTTAAATATACCAAGAAGCGCTTTAAATGTAATTCAAGGATCTGCAAATGCCGGGGCTTCAAGAGAGGACTGGATGAGTCTCTCTAGACTTACGGATCCAATTTATAAAACATTAGATCGATCATTTCAAGAATCATTAAATTATGGTGGATTATTAGATAGTCGTGCCGGAACAGAAAAAACTTTGTTTGGAAATTTAAATATTAATGGATCGATAAGTGGTAATGCGATTAGATTTCGTTATCTTGATGGAACTGGATCAGGCGCCACTGTAAAAATTGCTGATATTTCAACATCAAGAGTGAGTGCTTGGAGTTCTGTAGGCACAGGAGCTGCAGTTCCAATTTCTTATGGAGCTAGAGTAAGTATTAGAAGCACCGGTGCCTTACAATTTGGAACACAATCTGGAGTATCGGGTCCCAGACTACAAACATCTATCACTCCACAATTGAAAGAATTTGATTCTGAATTTCCAACACATAAAATTAGTTGCACCATAGGAGGATCATCGGTTGTTCTCTATGCAATGAAAGGAATACCGGTTGTTTTTACCGGATTTTTTAGAGATTTGGATGCCACCATCAATTTAACAACTCTTGTTAATAACACTCCGGCAAGTTGGAAGATCGTAGAGACGGGAAATGCAAACAATTTTTCAAAATTTAAAAATCAGGGAAATACAACATCCTCGATTAACTATAGATCTTCAATTTCACGAGAAAGATATATTCAATTTTATTATAATCCAGATAATATTCAAAGAATTACTTTGACTTCGGCAAATATTTCCGAACTTCCTGTTGTTAAATTTAATGCCGCAACACATATTAATTTTTCTTCCAATCAACTTCGTGAATTTCCCAATTTAAATACTATTACTCCGAGTCTTAAAAGTTTAAATTTAATAGCAAATCCTCTTCATCAGAGTAGTATTCCAACGGAAAGAAAATTAAATTCTGCCGTTATTGATAAAATACCTCAAGGTTTAGAGGAGTTATATCTGGCACAAACATTTTATGGGTCAATAACACAAAATATTATTGCGAATCGATTTACCGGATTAAAGGTTTTATATTTAAGTCGAGGTGGCGGCCAATATTTTCATCCCGACAATGATGATCCAAACTGTAAATTACCAAATGTTCCAGATACTTGTCAGACCTATCAGGTTTCGAATAATGATTTTAGAGCATTTGACGCATCATCGGGAAATGCAAAGACTATAAATGACCTTACAAATTTAGTAACTCTTGATCTTAATGGTAATTATTATTTGAGTGGCACAGTTAATATCAATAATGATAATAAAAAAATACAGTCAATAAACGCCGGGGGCACTAATTTAACCTTACCAACAGGTCTTGCGGGTAAAAGTTCATTTACAACTTTATATCAAGACTATGCTAGAAGTGCCGGACCACTTGTAGTAAACGGAAATTACTTATATAACGGATGTAACTCACTCAGTACTTTATCTCTTTATGCATCAAATGTAACAGGAGCACTACCGAAGTTCACAAATGCTGCTTTAAGTTATCTTGAACTTCGTAATACTAATTTAACTGGTGGAGATCCAAACGGAGACACTTCTTTTGTAATACCAGAAAAAACATTCGAAAATTGCACCAATTTACAATATATGTTTTTACAATCTGGTAATTTACTTCCAAATAAACCAATTCATCCTAATGCTTTCTCATATACACCAAATCTATATTACTTCTGGTATATTTCATATGGAAGAACCACTGATAAAATTCCCAATTTAGGAACAAATACAAATCTAACATATCTAGTTCTGCATAATAATAATTTTACGGGATCGATGCCATCTTTGGCATCTAATAAAAATATTCATTATGTGGATGTGTCTTATAATGCTTTAAGTGGTGCTATTCCGGCATTTAGTAATCTATCAAATTTATATTATTTGTATATGTATAATAATCAATTTACATCATTAAATCAATTTAAAAATCTTTCAAATCTTGCTTATTTTTATGCTCATAATAATAAACTAGCAGGCGAAATACCAAGTTTTGAGGAATGTCCTAATCTATATTATCTTATTCTTTTTAATAATCAATTAATAAGTTATAAAACCGGAGCACTTAAAAATAATTATAATTTAAAATATTTGGATTTATCGGGAAATTTATTAACTGGGCAAGCAATCAATCAAATTCTTGCCGATTTACTCTTAAATTATAATGCCGCGAACCGTGGGGGTGTGACTGTCAATTTAAGATCCCAGGGAGGCGGGGGTCCAAGTGGAAAACCCGCACTAGATACTATTGATATTTTAAGATCGAAAGGTTGGTCAATCGTGTATAACTAAAATGGCAACAAAACCAAATCAGGGATTTTTAAAGAGTTTAAATTTAATAGAAACTCCAACTGACACCATAGCAATTAATAATCTGGCAGGTGCCGGAATTGCCGAAGACTTGAAAATTATTCAAAATAATCTTCGAAATATTTCTACTATTTCTGTCACAAGTAGCAATATACCCGTAAGTGGTGGATTTTTTACATATCCAAATAATAACTTTGTTTTTACGGATGATGATGTTGTTCAAGTTAGTGTAAATGTAAATGTTGGGTCAACAACTTTATCTGTGGGAACAAATTATTTTGTATGTAATTCAGATGGAGAGACGCAGTTTAAATTATCATTCACACCATCTACTTCAGGTATTAATACAATTACTGTAGGGACTAATCCTAATTATAACTTTATCCTTAATCGTAAAGATGCCGTAACAGAACAGAATCTTATTAACTATATTCAACCAGATATTCAGGATACCGAAAATTTTTCATATCTAGGTGGTGGTGCTAGTATTAATAGCACAATGACTGCCACCGCATCAAATAACGAATCTTCGGCATTTTTTATCACAAAAAAATATAGAGTAGATAAAGATACAACAACTCAAAAGGACCTTAAATTTGAGGGTACAGTAATTATAAAAGATCCGGTTGCATTGAATGTAAATACTGCTGGTTTGGCAAATGAAAGGTCTCCAGGTGTTTTTATTGGAACTACTCGGGCATTTTCAAGTGATAATAATCCTTGGTCGGAAGTTGGAAGCGCACTTCAAACTTCAAGCACCGAAGTCTCCGTTGGTGAGTTAAACTTTGCTGATAATATTATAATAGAAGGACTCACTGCAACTTCTGCAGAATCAACTTTAGCAACGACCTTTACTCATAAATTACCCGTTGTCATTAATGGTGAAACGTACTTCTTACTATTAAGCACATAAAATGTTAAGAATTGTTGTGGTTCCAGCACCAACGTTATCAAGTAATTTTAATACAGAAGGAGTTTGAATTGGTATTCTTTTAGTAGAAGAGTCTGTTGAACTTATATTTGTAATATTTGCAGCAGACACTGTCGCAGTCAGAGCACTAAACTTTACATTACCACTATCAATTTTTAAATTTGGAAAACTAGATGTTGTCTCTAATCCATCTTCTGTTGGACTAAATGGTGGAGAAGTATCTGTTGGTGGGCAACATAGATCTCGATCACCATCATTAGCACTAGCTGGTGCATTAGTATTTGTGACTGTGAAGTTTCCTCCCGAAGCCAAAGCAGCGGTTGTTGGCTTATTAATAGTAATTGTTGAACTGGTAAAACTTGAAACTGTTGTGTTGGAGGCAAATTGAGCTCCCAGAACTCTCCTACCATTCGCAACACCCGTTGTGCTTGTGACATTAAGAATCGTCGCTCCAGCTCCGGTCGGTGAAGTTGTGAATATACAAGTTGTGTCGCCAGGAACACAGAATGCTGCCAGACCCTCATTTATCAATCCTCTAGATTGATAAAAATAAACAGTTGTACCTGCACCGATTGTTTGAGATGGTGAAATCGTAAATGCCGATGTTGATCCAGTTGTTGTGATTCCCGTGTAAGATTGAACACCAGAACCAATCATAATCATTCCACTCTTTAAGTTAGTTGTATTTTCACTACTTAAAGAAAATGATCCGCCACTTTCACTGCTTTTACCGACTGCTCTTTTTACAAATCCACGATGGTCAATAAAGGTTAGAGTCACTGAACCACTGGCAGTTGATGCATTGCTTACAGTAATAAAAGCGTTGATATTAATATCAGTCACAACCGTATTTGTTGGAACTCCAGTTCCAAATATATAATTTCCAACTTCAATACCAGAAGTATCAGAGATTGAAATAATTTTAGTTCCGTTCGTTGTTGTACAAGGTCTGCTCGCTTTTTCTATTCCTGCATATGATGATTTAGGTGCATAAGTAATATCTACTTTTTTTGTTGACTTAACTTTGACGTAGTCGTCAGATGATGCGGCCTTTCCCAGTGTTCCTCCACCAGAAAGAATAGAATTATCTAAGAATACATTAAATTTACCTTTTGCAGCATCACTAAAATTGTAGTCTGATGCATAAAGATAATTATATCTTAAATTAGAGTTACTTATTGCCCCCGGATAAAAAATGTCAAAATTAATATTACGAATTACACCGATTGCATCAACCGTTGATGGAATATAATATCTTGCTCGTATATTATATTTCCTATATGCTTCTAAAACATAAGTACTATAAGTTATACGTGTGTCCTGACCGATTGCCTTACTGAATACAATATTTCCATTTGTAATTACATCGGTGATTGCGGTGGTAAATCCAACCGGAGGAGTTAGAGTAATCACTCCCGTTGTTCGGTTGTAACCATCAACAGTTGTTCCGGTTCGAATATTAGTTCCAGATACACTCTGCCCGATACCAATAAAACTTGTAATTGTTAGTATTCCGACTGTCCCGGCTGCTAGTGTGATGGTATTTGAAAATTTAGATGCACTACCAACAAGAGTTGTGGTTAAACCAATTCGTGAATGTTCGGTATATGTTCCAATCCCAGATGTATATCCTTCGGTTTCAAATTCAAAACTCATGAGAGCTGTGGTATTTACAGAAAATGTATGACTTCCTGACGTGGTTGGTATAAAATATCCACTCCATTCCACACCACCATTTGTGTCTACGGACTCCGGAGTAATTTTTTGCGAATAAGAAAAATTTCCATTCTCCCAAAAATTATTTGTAACAATCGGAGTTCCGGTGAATACTGTTCCTGTTATGGGTATGGGGTTTATTACCTGATTTGAATTATAATATTTTGCGGTTAGTCCATTACCGCCATTAATTCTTGGAATTCCTGAAAATATTTTAAATTTATCTAATTTATTTTGATATGTAATTCTTGGGGAAAAATCTAGATTTTCCCCTTCACTATTAGTAAATTCTACTCTACTTCCAATAATGTTTCTATAACCGCCAGATGATAACCCATATGAAAATATATTTCGAATTGCATCCAAGTCTTCAGATATAAACGTTGATGGTGAGGTCGTTGGTTCAGCTAATGTATCCAAGAGATTATTTAATGATAATGTCTTATCCGATAAATCGCCAAGATTACTGTCTCTTTGAATACCAATTCTTTTGTATATCTTTTGTGCCATATTGACTTTTTTGAGTATTTATATTAAGATGAGAAGTAATTCATTCTATTTCAATATGGACTCCAAAGAAATGCTTACGGACTTAACTAGTCAAGCAGAAAATTTGAGAAAGGATTTAATAGATCTCGAACAATTGTTTAATATGAAGAAAGAACAGTTTATTAAAGTTCAAGGTGCCATTGAAGCTTTGACTGCTCTTGATGAAGATGTTGAGAAAACCACTTGACACCCGCTCTAGGACACCCTATAATATGGGGGTAATCAAGAAAACCCCCAATGACCACCGCACAAGAAACCGTTCAAGGTATTGTGATTGATGTATGCACCCGCACCTTCCTGCTGTTGAGTGATCAGGGCAGCGAGCG